AGCTTCCTACAATCTACTTCTTTAATTTCCCCTATAGTATTTATATTAGTTAATTTAATAGAGTTATTTACTAGCTGGGGCTTGTTATCTAGTACAAGGTCAGGCTTGTTAACTGCATGACCATTGACACTGTTACTAGCTGTACCTTGTACAAGCTGTGTCTTGTTTACCTGTTCTTTATCCACAGCTTTTATACTCTTCTTCCTGGCCCCAGTCTTTGCGACATTCATAGTATGCTTGGCAATCTCTGCCTCAATCTCAGGGTCACGGTCTTGTGCTGGCTGTCCAGCAATACAATCATCCAGGGTCTTTGTTGGGTCATAGATTACACGCCACAAGGCACCACGTTTACCATAGCTGCGCCTGACATCTGCGTTGCGTAGCTTCTCAATATATCCATAGTCTAGTAGTTTACGCATATGCTGCGAGACTGCCTGCTGACTGCATTGCAGTACGTTGGCTATGTAAAGCTGGTTGGGAAAGAATACGCCTGTCCAGCTGTTGGCATGACTGCAACAGATAGCGAATGCCCTGAAGGTCATTGGATACTGATTAAATCTATCATCACCGTATGCCCTGGCTGGCATAATCATGTGTGGGCCAGGACACTGGTAACTGCCCCCAGACTTTACTGGAGGGTCACGCACTGGGTCTGGCGTTAGCTTAGTCTTCTTCACCTGGCTTGCCTTCCTGTGGTGGCAGCTGGGCTATCTCTTTTCTCAGACTGCTGGCTGGTATTACTTTTATCTTGGACGCACGGTGCAGGGCGTGGACTAGTTTTATCTTCAGCTTGTACACGTCTGTCTTGTATCCCTTCACCTCTATGATGACATGGCAACCGTGCTGTCCATGTCTGCCTTCTTCTTGCCTGTCGAAATATGCAAAGTCTGCTATGTAGTCGCATATCTTTTCCCCCTCAATCTCGCAGCGTATCCTGGGCTGAAACTCTAGGTGAGTTATCTCACCAGCCTCATGTCGCTGCTTTAAATAGAACCAGTAGTACGCAGCCTCAGCCTTACTCATAAAGCTGATGCCGTCCAGCTGGTATCTTTTGTTGCCGTACTTGCTGGGCCTACGCACGTTTGGCCTCGCAGCTTTCACGCAGTAGTATCTCCACCATGCTTGCAAGGCTGCGCCTCTCCAGCCTAGCTTTGTTCTGCACCAGCTGCTTTACCTCAGGCGAAACTTTTACATACATAGGCACCAGGTCTAGCTGTTTTTCTTCAGCCTTTTCCTGTTGTTTTTCCATGTATTTATCTCCTATCAAAAAAATATTTACTAGATAGCTTGACAATATATCAGATATGATTATATTAACAATACAGAACATGACACGAACACAAACCAAGGAGGATGTAATGTCAAAACAAGCAGAGAAAATCCAAGCCGTAGCAGACAAGATTGTTGCACTGATGGAAGAGCATGGCACTGATTGGGCCAAGCCATGGGCAAGTAAAGTTGCTGATGGTCTGCCGATGAATGTTGTCAGCAAGAAAGCATACCAGGGTATCAATTCATTCTGGTTGGGAATGGAAGCCTGGGATAAAGGCTACAGCAGCAATGTCTGGGGTACATACAAGCAATGGACAGCAGCTGGTGGTGTAGTACCAAAGGGTGCAACAACAGTATTCTTTTGGAAGCCGATTGATGTTGATGCCAAGGGTGTTGACGGTAACGTGCTGAAGAATGACAAGGGTGAGGTTATCAAAAAGAAAATCTGGATGCTGAAGACTTACAGCGTCTGGAACCGTGACCAGATTACTGGCCTGGAAGATGATGCCCAGCCTGTAGTATCAGCTGACCCTGAGTTCCATGCTGACCAGGTCGAGCAGTTTGTAATCAACACTGGTGCAGATGTCAGACACGGTGGCGGCAGAGCATTCTATCGTCCAGCTGGTGACTACATCCAGATGCCAAACAAGGCAGACTTTGTAGGCACTGAGACTAGCACTGCTGAAGAAGCGTATTACTCTACACTGTTGCATGAGTTGGTACACTGGACTGGCGGCAAAGACCGTATCGACAGAACCAAGGGCAAGATGTTTGGTGATGCTGACTATGCCTTTGAAGAGTTGGTAGCTGAGACTGGCGCAGCGACACTGTCAGTGTTGTTGGGTGTATCACCTGAGCCAAGGGCTGACCATGCCAAGTATCTTAATAACTGGATGAAGGCTATCAAAGATAATCCAAAGGCAGTGTTCACTGCATTCACCCAGGCCAACAAAGCTGTCGAGTTTCTTTACAGCAAGCAGCCACAACAGGAAGAGGCAGCTGCTTAGGCAGCTGTCCACCCAGGAGGACAAGACAATGGAACATATCTATTCACACAATCTCTACAAGAATGCAGGCGGCAAGATGTCAAAAAACTACTACGTCAAAAATCCCTACAGTGATGTTGACTTCAGCGTGAAGGTGCAGAAAGACGACAACAAGATTATCGTAGTGTCTGTGTATGCTGATGTGATGGTAAAGGGTGAGCAGTTTAAGGTACACATGGACAGCTTCCCAACCCTCAAAGGTGCAGACTACGCCATTGGATATTACAGGGCTTGCGGTATCAGTATGTGCCAGGAGAAAATGGAACTGTGCCTGACCGCAGCAAAGAGCCAAGGCACGGCAGGCAACATAGAAAACTGTTTCTACTACAGCAAGCAGGCGACAGTCTGGGCTGTGTTGAAAGATGAGAAATGCCTAGCCAAAGAATATGCTTGCGGCTAGACTGGTGGGTGCGGTGGTTCTTATGTTCTGTAATCCTCCCTACCGCAGCACCTGGGTCAGGCTTTCGAGCCTGGCCCTTTTGTTTTGCCCAGTGTCCACAGTATTCACAGAGAACAAATTAATTTATTGCTTGCAAGCAAGTTATAAATGCGTATACTCAGAGATAAAGAACAGAACAAGGAGGATACAAAATGCATAAAGTTATCGTTTCAATATTGAGAGTGTCTACAACAGAGCAATGTGTAGACAACCAGAAGCACCAGATTGCAGAAGCATTCCCAGGTGCTGAAGTTCACTGGTTCACTGAGCAAGGTGTATCAGGCAAGACACCTAACGCTGAGCGTCCTGAGTTTATCAAAGCTACCAGGCTGGCAAAGAAGCTAGGTGTTCCTATCGTTGCTGCTAACCTGTCCAGGTTTGGGCGTGACCTTGCAGAGATATCTACCTGGTATCGTGACAATGTAATGTCAGGCCAGGTGCAGATGATTGCATTAGACCAGCCGAACCTAGAGCCAGAGACAGCTGGTATTCATTTCACTATCCAGCAGATGGAACGTATCAAGATTAGTCAGCGTACCAAAGCAGCGCATGACAGACAGAAGGCTGAGATAGAGGCCCAAGGCTTCTTCATTTCCAGGGCAGGCAAGAAAGTTTATAGCCTGGGCAATCCTAACCAAGCTGCATCAGATGCAGGCAACGCTACAATCAGGGCAAGGGCAGACAAGTTTGCCAGCAAGATTGTTCCTGTAATCAAAGACCAGCTGGGCCAGGGTAAATCTATGAAAGAGGTAGCTGCCTATCTGAATGATGAAGGCTACACCACAGCCAGGGGCGGTGACTGGTATGCCTCTACTGTCAGCAACATCCTGAAGAGGGCCGCATGATTTACAAAGTTATCTGCATGAATGGTTACTCATACCAGGAACAGGTAGTGAAAACATTTAACTCTGTGAATGATGCGCTGGCATTCATGGACAAAGAACAGCGAGAGAACCCAGCGCACACATACTACTTGGAAGAACAGGAGGCTTGTGCAAATGACAACCAAGAAGATTGACCACAGAACATTGAGGTTCAGCAAGGCTAGTGTCAGGGGCCATATCGAAACCCTGATGAAGCGATATGAAAAAGAATTTGAAGCAGCAGAGAAGAGGCCGCTGAATAAAACCACAGGCACATCACAATGCTTCAATGAAAAAAGCCTGGCTGCATACACAGCCTGGTCAGCACTGGAAGAGTTGCTGGAAGACATAAACTGGTGGGGAGTAAAAGGATGGTAGAGTTAGTAAAGGATTGGTCAGCAAAAGACTGGCTAAGTTTTGTGGTGCAGTTGATTGGTGCCATGGTGGTTGTAGTTTTTCTATGGGCCGCTGTGTGGATTGGTTGTGCGCTGAATGATAAATGCTATTGCGATAATACAAATGGAGGAGATGCGATATGCCAGACGTTAAAGTAACTGGAAAGAAAACCATAACAGGTGAAGAGTTGGGTGCCTCAGAGATGGCAGCTGTGATGATGGGCGTTGATGCCTACGGCAACACCAACCAGGAAACCCTGGACAACCACAAGAGGGCAGCGCATGGCGTTGAGGTGGTGAAGCACAAAGCATTCAACAAGAATGCCCTGGTCAGAGGAACCTATCTTGAACACGCTATCGTGCCATGGTTCCTGGAGATGCTGAAAGATGACGGCCTAACCTGTACAGCTGAAGAACCAAAGGATGCATTCAGGATGAAAGAGGAACGGCTAGGCGCAACGCTTGACCGTATCATGACCGTGCCAAAAGATTGTGAGATTGTCATTGGTGACAACACTTTCAAAGGCAAGGGTGTCTTGGAAGTTAAGACAGACTTCTACCACGCTGACAAATGCAAAGCAGACTGGATGATACAGCTGCACCAGCAGATGATGTGTGCTGGTTTGGAATGGGGCATTGTCCTGGTGATGACACAGAAGGGCAAGCTAAAAACTTACGGCTACCACAAGGACGACATGGTTTGCCAAGGGATACTGAAAGCAGCCAGGGAGTTCTGGAAACTCTTTGATGAAGACGGTGAGTATCCACCAGTAGAGAAGCAGCCAGAGCCAGGGCTAAAGACTGTCACTGTAGAGCCTAAAGCTGGTGACAACCTAGACCTGGTACAGGTGCTGACTGATTATCAGAAAGCTACAGCTGAAGCGAGAAGCTGGAAGAAGGTAGCTGATGAAAACAAAGACATCCTTGTGATGCACATGGACAGCATTAACGCTGACGTTATGAATGTTGGCAGCTTCCAAGTTAAATCTGTGACCACACAAAAACCAAAGAGAACGATGGTGGAGGTTCCAGGAGAATACATAGACAGTTCATCGTTCTCAGTTAAGGAGGTTACAAATGAGTAATATAGTTAAGAGGCAGATACTTGAGCCAACCAATCTGAAAGAGGCAAAAGAATTTGCTGAGACATTATCCAAGTCTGGGCTGGTGCCAAAAGAATTCCAGGCAAAGCCAGCCAACATCTTGGTAGCTGTGCAATGGGGATACGAGATTGGCCTTGCACCAATGCAGGCCCTGCAAAACATTGCAGTGATTAACGGCAGGCCCAGCCTGTGGGGTGACAGCTTGCTGGCCTTGGTTAAATCTAATCCAGCATTTGCTGGGTGCAGGGAATGGATGGAAGGTGACATAGCTTTCTGTGAAATCAAACGTACCCTAGCTAACGGCAAAGAAGAAACAACCCTGGCGCAGTTCAGCAAAGAGGATGCACAACGTGCGAACCTGTTGAACAAGCAAGGGCCATGGAAACAATACCCCAAGCGTATGATGCAGCTGAGAGCCAGGGGCTTTGCTATTCGTGATGCATTCCCTGATGCAGTCAAGGGTATGATTACAGCTGAAGAAGCTATGGATTACCCTGACCCAAAAAACATAACGCCAGAGAAGGGCGTACAGGGGCATCCAAGCCTATCTCAGGTACAGACAGCCCAGCAGCTAACAGATGCCCTTCAGCAGGCTTCTAAGAGCGAGGAAGAGGCACACAAGGAAGCGGTCATAGATAATCTAGCTGACCATGCAGAACCTGGCGAGGACGAAACAGAAACGCCAGACCTTCCAGATGAAATACCATTGAGGGTGCCAGCTGTTGACGGTGAAAAGGTTGAATGGTTCAAGACACAGAATGAATGGGTGGCTAAGTATGCTGACCTTCAGCTTGCCATGTACCAGTCAACGCATCCAGACCTACCGCCTGATGTGAAGCGTACCAAGATGAAAGACCTGAAAGATTTAAACCAGGATGTCTTGGAAAGTTTAGATGACCAGGACGTAGTCAAAGAGTTAGAAAGCAAGAGGCTATCCTGGAACAAGAGTTTGAGCATCATGTTAAGGGAGAACCAGGATGGACAATAAGATTGGACTAACACCAAGGCAGCAGCAAGTCCTTGCTTTCATTGTTGCCTTTCAAAAAGAGAATGGTGTTTACCCTACGGTTAGAGAAATCTGTAACGGTAGGATAGGTGACAAGCAGGCTATCAAGAAGATGGCTGCTTACAGTAACGCTCACCGTATAATCCAATGCTTGGTACGCAAAGGCTATATCATCAAAGAGGTTAACAGCCCCAGGGGTATAGCCGTACTGGGCTAGTATATCTTGTGCTTCGCTTGGTCAACCAGGCGAGGCACACAATAAGCTGTTCGCTTTTTATCTGCTGGCATATTATGATAGTACCCATAGTTGCCGCTAGTCTTAGTCATCCTTGAAGCAAAGTAATTACAGCGGTTGATGTCATAGAACATCATGTCATTGCTGACCAGGTTGTCGCCCATATACAACATGAGGACAAACACATGAACCATCAGGATGACAGTTCAAAATGTGGGGCATCAATGAATGGACGTTTGCCTTCGCTTCTTCGTAAATCAACGTAAGCATTCATAGCTTCTTCCATGGTGCCGTTCCATTCCCTGATATCTGGGATATGCCAGGCCGCACCCCAACGTATTCCTGTGCCAAGTTCGATGGCAGCAATCTTGAATGCGTCAGCGATGTCATCATACAGGTTTGTTTCCCACGAAATCCTTGGGCCAATATATGCCACAACATCGACAGCCAAACCTGGAATGTGTTTACTGTTCATAGTCTGTGATGCGCCAGCCTCGACAAGTGCCTTCTGTTCTTCGATGGTACGCAGGCCACAGGTTACGCCAAAGTCTACCTTGGTGTATTCGATAGCCAGTTCAGTGACAGCCCTCATGCTGTCTTCCACGCCATCAAGTCGTGACAAACTTCTTTCAGATAATTTAAAAGCCATGTTGTTTCCTCCTATGCTTTCATCTTTGACATTTTCATGGCACGCCTTTTAGCTGCCTTTGATAGCTGACCCATATGAAATAGTTTTTTGCTTGTCTTTGTATGGGTTGCATTACTGTGAAGGTCACCGTTAGGCATCTTGTGTGTCTTGCCTTTAAACTCTGTGCCGTCACTGAAAAAATGTTTAGTACCTTTTGCCATTATGTTTTCTTCTTTCTGAACAAATCACCGTCTGCTTTCTTCACGGTTGCCTTGCCCTTTGCATGAGCCTTGAGCCTGGCTACTGCCCAGCCATGGGCTGACATACCTGGTCTACTACCACTCGAATAGTACGCCCCCAACCCACGTTTATAGATAGCGTTGGCCCTCTTCTCGCCAAACATCTTTTTGTATTTCTCTGGTGCTGCCATTATCCCCTCGCTCTCATCATACTAATTCTATCGTAGTCAGCTGAGGTCAGCTTACTCATCTTATACTTGCGCCTGGTGCTTCTAATCTCAGCCGCTCGTTTGTCTTTGTTCTTTGCTCCAGCAAGATACTTAGATGGGATGTCCTTGTATTTACTGTCACGATTTACCTTATCAAATTTACGCATGGTGCCTCCTCTCTTGAATACATATCGTGAATTTCTGCCAGGGCAGACGCATAACAATCCTGTCTGTAGTTAGGCCATGTCATGTTACACTCGACTACCAGCTGCTGATAGCTTTGTGCTAGTCTGCTTGCATATCTGTGTACCACCTCCTTGTACATCTTAGCTTGTTGCTCTTTTGTTGGCGTTAACTCGCCAGGCTGTAGCTTCAGCTGGGCTGTCATTTAACTACCTTGGTGTCTGTCTTCTTAGCCTTATCAAAGCTACGCATCCCCCCAATGCCAAGCATTCCAAACATCAATGGCATCATCACTGACATATCAGCCTGGGGAATAGTAATTCCAAAGCCATGAGCAATAGGCGATACCATGTAGTTGATGCCTAGCGACAAGCCACAAATCCAGCCAATCAAAGGTCGCCACGATGCCTGGAACCAGTTACCTTTTGCGTCAGCTTTCAATACCTCAATCTGTGCAAGCATTGCTTCCTGGGCATGACGTTGTGACATCGTTGCAATCTCATGGGCCAAAGCATTCTTTTGGTCTTTGTCCTCAATAAATTTATCCAGCAGCCCAGTAACAGGGCCAACAAGATTTCCTAGTAAGTTAATCATTTTGATACATCCTCCATCAGTTTGATAATATCCCAGGTGCCGTCAGGGTTCTGTTCCATCTGCACCTTGAGTTCCTTACACTGCCAGCGTTGGTCAAAGTCTACGCCACCGTTAGTGTTTTGTTTTATCTTACGCTTGGTAGACAAGCATTCAGATAGTCTTTCATATGGTGTATACTCCAGAGGTTCATTACCTCCAGATGTCCACAACAACAAAACAAATACAACCTCTATCATTTCGCACCACCGTATCCATTTGCCCTTAGCTTTTCTATGCGTAGTTCTAAATCGTTAATACGCTTTTCGTAAAACTCAAGGGTTAGTTTCTGTTGCTGGTCGAATGGAGCCTGACCGCTTTCTATTTGTTCCTGTAGCTTTTCTAATTCTTTTGCCAGGTGTTCAATCAGCATAAACTGTTCACTGTCTGCTGGTAGAGAACCCATCTCACCCCTGGGCCATTTGATACGAAACTCTGTGTTCTGTTCTACATCTGCCTGCATCATGGTTTGATTTGTAGACAGCGTATTTAATCTTTCGACAATACCAAAGTATGCCCAGGTCGCTACGCTTGCTGCCGCAACCATGCTGATAATATTTCTAAGAGGTAATGCAACCTCAGTATTCTCATTTAGTTTTGCTGCCATCGTCTGTATGTTTGCCCTCCGAACCTAGCCAAAGTCCAAAGGCTCCTGTCATTGCGCCTGTCACTACGCTGACCAAAGCTGCTTGGCTGTTACTAGGTTCTGTTATACTCATAAACCAATTTGTCACTACGAAATATTGGTACGTCATAATTATCATCATTGCCCTGGGTAAAACCTGATGTCTTTTAGACGCATCTAAAATTTTGCCAATCATATTATTCCCTTCCTTTGTAAGACCCACGCTATGAAGGCGACAACAATAGTTAGCGCAATGGCACCAAGTACCCACGCTGCTAAAATCTCTGCATCATCTTTGAATTTTTGTATTCTGCGCTTCTTGTCTTCAGCTTCTTGCTGTCTGCGCTTTCTAGCTTCTACCTGGTACTTGACCCAGTCGCTATGTAAACCTGGGCGGCCCAGGTATATCATCATTTGTTTGAGTTCGTTTTCTTTTTCTTTAATAGCTTCAAGGTGCATAAATGTTTCTAGGTCATCATCCTGTTTACCCATAAACTTTGTCCATATGCTACGCTTCTTTTGTTCATGGCTTTTGCGTAAATCATCTGATGCATGAGTAAATTGAGATATGGCTTTGGCGCAGCTGTGCAGTTCTCTGCCGTTTTGGATGGCCTTCTTCACTACTGAATAGGCCGCATTCGCTGCCGCTACATACTCCAACATACTCCATACCTACTTTGCCTTCTTCGGCCTGCCTCGCTTCTTAGCCGCCTGTTTAGTTTCCTCTTCCTTTTTTTCTACAACCTTCTTTGCTTTCTTAGGCTGTTTCATTTTAGGGTTAAGGTCATATAAATGTACCATCGTTACCTCACGGTTTTGTAGGCCACACCACATCTTCAAGACTAGTGTAGCTGTTAGTAATATCACGCAATGCCTGGCGATAATCTGTTTGTGCTTGGGTCATGGTCAAGTCAGACGATGCCCACCAATCTGTCTCAGCAAGTTTGGCATCACGCTCCAGACGCAACAAACGCATGGGTTCTTCGGCTTCTAGTTCCGCAACCTTTGCCTCTACAGTTGCCCTATCTGGCTGAGGTCTATCATCTAGCCAAGTGACACCATCAAGCGTACTGCCCTCTAAATATAACTTTACGTCATCCCCTACCAATTCTCTGTATGCTTTTACAATCATGGTGCCACCTCAATTATTGTCATGTTAGA